TGTGGTTCTGGTACAACTTTGGCAGTTGCGGAGAAACTCAGGAGAAGATGGATAGGCTGTGATAATTCTAAATTACCTATTAAGATTACAAAGGATAGATTGAATAAGCAATATATAGGTTATAATTTTTATGGAACTAAATGTTATAATTTTTATGAAATTAAATAACTAAAAAGAGGTAAATTTAGAGTATCGGAGATTAATAAATGATTGAAGATAAGAATCTAAAGTTAAATTTTTTCAAGATTCAATCTCCAATATTATTTGAAAGAGAAGTTTTAGGAGTAACTCTCCAACCATTTCATATTGAGTGGCTTGATTTTGTTCAAAAGAATAGGTTTACCGTGATATTAGCACCAAGAGGAAGTGGTAAATCTACTGTTTTAACAGTAGGATATACAGTATGGAGGTCGCTAATAGATAGAAATATTAGAACATTGGTAGTGTCAAATACACAAAGACAGGCTGAGATATTCCTAAGACAAATAAGAGCATATCTTGAGAGTACTCAAATATTAGATATGTTTGGAGATATTAGAGGTAATATTTGGTCAACAGGTGAGTTAGATTTAAAAGGACATGGTATTCAGAAAGAAGCTTCAATAACAGCACTGGGTTTAAATGGAGCATTAATTGGTAGGCATGTAGATATGATAATATTGGATGATATAGTTGACGAAGAAAATTCTAAGACGAGTTATCAGAGAGAAAATGTGTGGGAATGGTATTTCAAAACTTTACTTCCTATGTTAGAACCAAATGGAGAGATACATATAATAGGGACAAGATGGCATGAGGATGATTTTTATTCTCAAATAACTAAAGCAGATTATGAAACTAGAATATATCGTGCAGTTCTTCCAGATGGCAAATCATATTGGGAAGAAAGGTTTCCTATATCATTATTGAAAGAGATAGAAAAACCTAATCCTCAAGTATTCGCTATGCAATATCAGAATGAAATAGTTAGTGTAAAAGATGCAATATTCAAAGAAGAGTATTTTAGATATTATGAATTTCTACCACCTTCAGTTACATTTTATCAAGGAGTAGATTTAGCAGCGAGTAAAAAAGGAGACTATTTTGCAATAGTGACTATAGCAAAGGATAATCAAACTGGTGATATATATGTAGTAGATGCTTGGAGAGGGCATATATCTCTAAGTAAGCAGATAGATAAAATTATGACTAAATATGAAAAGTATAATCCTGTAATGGTAGGAATAGAATCAAATGCTTACCAATTAGCATTGGCAAATGAAATCAAGAGTACAGGAATACCAGTAAAAACAGTTTCTCAAACTTCAGATAAGATAACTAGAGCAAGTAGGCTAAGTGTGTATTTTGAGAATGGTCAAATATATTTTAATAAAAGAGATACAGAATTAGTAAATGAGTTAAGAATGTTTCCAAGAGCATCTCATGATGATTTATTTGATGCTTTAGAAATAGCTGTTAGTATTTCAACGAAGAAATCGCATATTTTAGATTTGGATAAAAGAGTTTGGATTGGATCGTATGCAAGGAGGGTATAAATGGATATACTAATTGGACAAAAACCAGTAATGGATTATGTTATGAAAATATTATCTTGTAAGAATGACAAAAGTTTTAGTATCAAAGCAAGAGGAAGATACATTTCAAAAGCAGTAGATGTTTGGGAGGCATATAGAAGAAAGTTCAATAACATTAAAGAAGTAAAGTTTATTACAAATTCTTTAAAATATGAAAATAAATATGTCTCAGAGATTGAAATATCATTTACACTGAATTAGATTTAAAAGAGATGTCCTTTTGAGATGATTTAGTGAAGGTTTAAAAATGGTTTGGTGGGAAGATGAAGATAAAATAAAGGAATATGAAGCGGATGAGCGATTGGAAACTTGTATGAAATATTTTATGTTATCCATAAGCGGTACATGTATAGCACTTATAGCATTATTATCAACAAACATGTTACGAAATCAGATTGACTATGAAACAATAATGCCAGTAATAGTAGCAATATTTGTCATACAAATAATTATAATGTTAATATTCGGGATAATGGTATATATTGCAAAACTATTGCAAATCAGTGTTTATGAGAAAAACAGCAAAAACAATCAGTAAAAACCATAAGATGTTTTACTACATCTTATAAACAAAATATAGCATAAAGAAGTTAGCAAAAAAGTGTTAATTTGAAATCATTTTTAAAAATGTATCATAAAGAGGAGGGTAATTCACATTGAAATGAAAGAAGATAATAATGTTTTTAGGAGTTTTTTGAAATTGTTTAGAAGGAGTAAATCAGATTCAAAAGTACATGAATTTAGGAGTGTATCCTCTCCTCTTAATCTGGCTAATTTAAATAACCCTTATAGGTCAGTATCTGATCTTTTAAAATACGAGAAAATGTATGTGAAGGATGGAGTAGTATTTGCTTGTATAAATACAATAGTTAGAACTGTAATAGGAACCAAGTGGGATATATCATCAGAGGACGAAGATGCCAAAAGTAAGGTAGAAGAGTTTATTTCAAAATTAAACTTCTCTGAATTTTTATCGGAGGCAACGAGACATACCCTAATATATGGTGATGCTTTCATTGAGAAGATTTATAATACTAAAGGTGATTTTGTAGATTTATCATTAGTAGATCCAAAAACAATTGAGATAATATCCGATGACAAGGGCAATGAGTTATCTTATATTCAGAGTACTTCTTTTAAAAAGATAGAATTTGAACCTCAGAAAGAAATGTATCATCTTAAGTTTTATTCCATTCCATCATCTTGTTATGGTATCTCTCAAATAGGTTCTAACTATGATACTATTGTAAGGAAGACAAAATTGGATGAGGCAGTTATATCAGCAGTTCTACATCATGGATTTCCAAAATATCATGTAAAAGTTGGAGATATTAGTCATGATATAATACCTTCAAGTAGTGATATAGAGCAGACAGCTATTCAATTCCAAGATATAAATTCAAAGACAGAGTTTATAACTCCAGATTTTATAAACATTGTAGGATTAGATACTAGTGGAGTAGAGAATATAGAAGAATATACAACTTATTTCCTTAATGAATTAGTAGCAGGGTTTAATGTTCCAGAAGAGGCATTAGGACTTGGTAAAGGTAGCACGGAAGCATCAGGTAAAGTTAGACAGAAACTATTTGAAAGAATGATTAGAAGTTTGCAGATAACTTTGGAGAATTTTGTATCAAAAAATATATTTGTGGATATAGTGGGAGAAGAAACACCAGTTAAAATATTATTTAGAGATATATCGCCAACTGAAGAGGCAGAGGCTATTAAGTGGATTGCTCCATTATTGAATACTAATGAAAACAGTTTCGGAGTATTAACTAAGAATGAAATTAGGAATATATTCAATTTACCGGAATATCCTGAGGAAGAAGAAAAGACATCTAAATCAATTGAGATTGATAAGAGTAGTAAGGATGATAAATTTAAGAAAATAAGTAAAGAAGGATACACACCAGAGGAGTTATATGAGGAAGATTTCAAAAAGTTCTCTAAGAGATTTGATGATTTTAGAAATTCAGTAAAGGAAGAAATTACTAAATTTGTAGAGGAAGAGATCAAGGAATGACTTTAGCTGATATAGAAAAGGTGTCTTATAAGGAATTAAGCAATGCAATAGTTGATGGGTTGTATGATCCATTGATAAAAGCGTATATAGATGGAATTAGTTTTGTTGATTACTACTATAAGATAAAATCTGAATGGAAGAAAGACTTTGATATTGACGATATAGAAAAAAGAGAAAAGTTTGCTCCAATTTATTCAATAAGACGATTCTTAGACAATTACAGAAGAGAATATTTCAAGGATCTTGATGCCACTACTCGTAATTGGACTCTTCATTATGTTAAAACAGTAATTGAAGAAGGTGGAACAGCTGAAGATTTGTGGAAGAAGCTGGAAGGAACAAAGGGTATGACCAAAAGTAGAGCAGAAGTTATTTATAGAACAGAAACAAATAGAGCGTTTAATTGGGGTATGTGCACAAGATTATCACATATTAAAAGTAAAGGATATGTAAGGTGTGCAAAGGATGAAAGGAGTTGTAGTGAATGTATATCAAAAGATGGTCAAATAGGAACACCTGATGAGTTAAGAAAGGAAGTTCCAAGACATCCAAATTGTTTTTTAGATAGTCAAACAAAGATATATACATCAGAAGGTTGGAAAGCGATAGGCGATATAAAAATTGGAGACTATGTTTTAACACATAAAGGAAGGTTTAAGAAAGTATATGCTACACCAAGAAATAAAGGTATTAAAGATGAAACTGAAGTTGTTAGGTTTACAATCACAGGATTAAACCAAGGTGGTATTACAGTAACATCAAATCATCCTATATTAGTGGTTGAAGAAGGAAATGATATTGTAAAATGGAAAGAGGCTGGAGAGATAAAAGAATCGGATAAGATATGTGTTTTATCAGATATAGAACAATATAATTTTATACTATATCCTATAAAGAAAATTACAAAATGGAAGTTAGGTAGAAATAGACAATTATATAATTTAAGTGTTGAAGATGATGAATCTTATATAGCGAAAGGTGTAGTAGTTCATAATTGCAGATGTATGATTTTACCTTTAAAAAGTAAAGACAAAGTTGTTGAAGATAATCCAGATTTAGAATTTGAAGAAGACCCGTTATTTGGAGAATATCAAAGTTATCATGATAAATATTTAGAAGTAGCAAGACGATATTTAAATGATCATCCGGAAG